GAGAAGTACACCGACGATGACAACATTGACAGGATAGAGATGAGATTCCCATACCACAAGAAAGTGATACAACTGATACGTTGCATGAAAGACAAACGTGGCCTGCCAGGAATGTATGCGTTGTACGATGGTGAGAAGAAGAAGTGGACATTCCAACACAGTGACGTCACTGCCTACTACCTGACCTTGATCGCAGTGAGATATGATTTCAAGTTCACGGACGACAGTCTGCTCGACGACTACGAAGAGATCAAAAAACAAGTGATGGGACATCGTAAACCCACAGCACGACTGGTCGCCGGAGAGGTGGTGTTGGACAATGCACCAGAATCATTACAACAATATTGGAATGAAAATCTCAAGGATGCACCAGTGTTGACACAAGTGGACTCGTTGAAGAACTTCGACATATCAACCAAAGGGATCAATGTGCCAGCGGTGACCATGATAGGTCACAAGATAGCACACAACAATTATCACAAGTTATGGATTGATTCAAAAGGATTCAGCAAGAAGGAAGTTGTCAAAGGATTGATAGAATTGGACTGCTTTCCGTTGATCATGCCAGTGAGTGGTGATATACACATGGAAGACGACGTTAAAGATTTCTGGGAGTGGATGAATGCCTTCAAGGCACACGGTGTTGACCTGTTGAATGAATGCAGTTGGGGATTTGATGTTAAGGAACCCATCTACAAGAAGGACCTGGAACGTTTCAACAGTGAAAGGACCTATCTGTTGGACAATCAAAAATCAAAAGAGTTCTTCGAGAATCTGTATGAATTACACCAGATGAGCAAACAGTTCAAATTGATCAACGAACAAACAAAAATCATCTTCGTCAGGAACCGAATACCAAGGGCATTGATCAAGAGCAAGATCAAACCAAAAGCATCACTGGTTGGAATAGGCGGCGGTTATTATGCCACGGGCACGGATAACCTCAAAAGACTTCTTGAAAATCTTCCAAAAAAGTTGTATTATAGTGATCACCAACCGAGTAGTTGGGATTGGCATGATCACATAATAGTAAAACTTTAGAATGAGCAGTTGTAAACTAGTAATAAAAGATGAAGTGAACGTGAAGTTCGAGAACCTGAGCCTCGAATGGCGTAAGAGACTCTCCAACAAATTCAAATACGAGATACCGTATGCAAGACATTTACCAGCAGTGAAGTTAGGCAGATGGGATGGCAAAGTAAGTTTCTTTGGGTTGGGTGGAACAACATATCTAAACCTAGTTGATCAGATACTCCCCATACTAGACGAAGGCGGTGTGTACATAGATGTTGAGGATAAAAGAGAGAAACACAACTTTGAATTTAAACAAGTAGATAAAAATTACCTATCACACATAACATGGCCGGAGAATCATCCAGCCGCGGGACAGCCTATAGAGTTGAGAGACTATCAAGTGGAGACAATCAATAAATTCATAGAACATCCACAAAGCATACAAGAGATCGCCACAGGTGCGGGTAAGACCATTATTACAGCGGCACTGTGCCAACTGGTCGAACCATATGGAAGGACACTGACTATAGTTCCAAACAAGAGTCTCGTCACACAGACAGAAGAGGACTTCCTCGCTTGTAATTTAGATGTTGGTGTGTACTACGGCGACCGGAAAGAATTGGGACGTTTCAACACAATAGCAACATGGCAATCATTGAATGTTTTAGAAAAGAAAAGCAAAGACGAACACACAACTGATTTCCTAGAAGCAATACAAGGCATCAACACAGTGATAATAGATGAGGTGCACATGGCCAAGGCAGATGTGCTGAAGAGATTACTAACAGGCCCTTTCGCACACTGTGGAATACGTTGGGGACTAACCGGTACAGTACCAAAAGCAGATTACGAGTTCATGGGATTGAAATGTAGTATCGGTGAGGTATCAAACAGGATACAGGCCAGTGAACTACAGGACAAAGGTGTTTTAGCGAACTGTCACGTGAATGTGTTACAGACACAGGATCATCCACAGTTCAAAACTTATGGTGAGGAACTGAAATGGTTGACCACAGACAAAACCAGGATGAAGTGGGTGGCCAACACAATCAAAGACATTTCAAGTTCGGGTAACACACTGATACTTGTGGATAGGATATCCGCAGGTGAGATCTTAGAAGAGCAGATCAAGGATGCGGTGTTCGTGTCCGGATCAACCAAAAACACAGACAGGAAGGAACAATATGATGAAATATCTACTGCGACAAATAAAGTTATTATTGCCACATATGGAGTTGCCGCTGTTGGCATTAACATTCCTAGGATTTTTAATCTTGTTCTCATAGAGCCAGGCAAGTCGTTCGTGAGGGTTATACAGAGCATAGGACGTGGAATCAGGAAAGCGGAAGACAAGGACAGTGTGCAGATCTGGGACATCACAAGCAGTTGTAAGTTTGCGAAAAGACACCTGGGAGCAAGAAAAAAGTTTTACAAAGAGGCCAATTACCCGTATAATATAGAAAAGATAAATTATGAAAATCCTTACACTGGATGACAGAACATACACATTAGAGAAGATACCTGAGTGGGTAGATGAGAAGTTGAGATTTGCGGTGCTTGACAATTCGGATCCTGCTAATCCTGATTTCTTCTACATACCGTTAATATTTCTAGAGAGCTTCAATGCACCAGCGGCGGTATTGGAAATAGGACCACACAAGATAAAGATGCCGTTGGATTGGAAGATGCTGATAGGTGAAGCAGGACAATCAGAGATGCATGTTTTACCAATAACAAGTTTGAACGACAGAGGATTTGACGCATTCACATTCAATCCTTTAAGCAGTACCAAACCAGATTTCTTACCAATTGATGTTGTGGACATCTACACTGAAGTCAAATGGTACTTCCCAAAGATCAAATCAGGACAGATGTTAGCAGTACCGTTGAGCAATGGATCGAAACCTATGTGTGCTTATTTTGTAAAGGATATTTCGAGGCAGTGTGAACAGGTAGATTATGGCTCCGTCTGGTAGGAAATCAATTACAATAGAAGCACCTATAATGATAACCAGTAACAATATCGCTGTATGGATGGACGAAAATTGGATGCATGATTTTTTTGATTTCATAAAGAAGCACAAATTAAAACTTTCAGGTTTACAACACAAACAAAGAAAATTAAAATTAACATTTGCAACAGCAAAAGAATGCACAATGTTTGGACTAAAATATGCCAGCAGAAAAAAATAGAAAATTTTTTGATTTAAGGAACGGACTAAAGGCCGTAGACTATCGTAACAAAGACTACTTTGACAGAATAGACGACAAGGAGAAATCGTTATACTCTCCATATATGTTGATGAGGTACGCATCGAATGTTTCATCAAAAGATCGATTCTTTGTTGAACACTACGTGGAGATGGTCAATGAGTGTGTGAACAAACACTGTTTCACACTGGGCAAACACAAGAAACTGCTATGGATCCTGACTGCCATATGTGGCGCACTTCAGCAACAATTTCATCCATGGATCAAACCAATGAAAAGAGTACCAAATAAAAGTTTGAAAAAATTACAACAGATATATCCAACCTGGAAAGAATCTGATCTAGAAACTCTAGACAAGGTAATCACAGACAGAGAATTAGAGGAACTGATTGAAGCACATGGCATCGACGAATAAATGTACCTACTGTGACAAGGAATTCGCAAAAGCAAGAACACTACAAGTTCATCTATGCGAACCAAAACGTAGATACTTGCAACGTGATGAGAAGTGGGTAGTGAACGCATTCATGGTGTTCCAGAGATTCTATCAGATACATCAACACAACTCCAAACCCAAAACATATGATGACTTTGTGAAAAGTGCATACTACAATGCGTTTGTGAAGTTTGGCAGATTCATAATGCACATCAACCCACTGTACCCAGACAAGTACATAGACTATGTGCTACAGTCGAAAGTCAAATTAGATCACTGGGCCAGAGATGACCTCTACGAATTGTACTTGATCGAAACACTGAAGTCAGAACCCGTGGAGGCCGCACTACAGAGAAGCATAGCCACCATGATGGACTGGGCCACGGAACAGAACGCACAGTGGTCAGACTACTTCAGACTGGTCAACACCAACAGGGCGGTGGCACACATACAGCAAGGCAAGATAAGTCCATGGCTGTTGCTAGGTTGCAACGCAGGCAAAAGGATGTTAAAATCATTCAACGACGAGCAATTACAGATGATAGAAAGATTCATAAACACAAGTTTCTGGCCAAGCAAGTTGAAGAGCTACCCCGCTGATCACATGCTGGTACAGGACACAGCAAGGGAGGCCAAGATTGTCTAAGATAGATTTAGAAGTGTCTGACAACTTAGAGTTTAACGACGGCGACTGTGCCGTGATAATCAAAGAGGATGGTTCTATAGGAAGAGTAATAATGCCAAAGGTTGA